AATTCTAATTTAGGTTAATTATGCCAGAGTTAAAACGATCGGGATCGAACACAACACTTCCTAGTCCAGGGCCTTTCCTTGCGATTATTACTAATCATTTAGATCCTACTTACATGGGCGCACTAGAAGTTGCTCTATTGAAAAAAACTGGATCAGATTTACAAGAAACTGCCGAAACACATATTGTAAACTATCTAAGTCCTTTCGCAGGTAATACTGCTATTCGTTACGAAGGTAGTGATTCATCTAACTTTAATGATGTACAGAAAAGTTATGGATTTTGGGCAGTACCTCCAGACATTGGCTCAACAGTTATGGTTATCTTCCTTGATGGAGATCCTAACCAAGGTTACTGGTTTGGGTGTGTATTAGATCGTTATCAAAATTATATGACTCCGGGAATTGCGTCAAGTCAAAATGTTGAAATAACTCCGGATCAGGAAAGAAAGTACGGAACTAAAAATCTGCCTGTGGGAGAGTTTCATAAAAGATCTCGTAGTGCTGATAGCCCTAATGTAAATCAATATAACAAACCTATTCATCCTTTTGCTGATCGATTATTAGCAAATGGTTTATTATTAGATACTGTTCGAGGAGTAACATCTAGTTCTGCTCGTCGAGAAATTCCAAGTATGGTGTTTGGTATGAGCACACCTGGCCCATTAGATCCTAACGGAAAAAAAGTTGCGTTGCCTAATACTCCTGGAGTACAAACTCCTGTAAGTAGATTGGGCGGTAGCACCTTTGTCATGGATGACGGAGATGAAAAAGGTGAAAACGAATTAGTGCGCATTCGTACAAGAACCGGCCATCAAATTTTAATGCACAACAGCCAGGATTTGATCTATATTGCTAACAGCGCCGGAACTGCTTGGATTGAATTAACAAGTAACGGTAAAATTGATATCTATGCGCAAGACTCTGTAAGCATACATAGCGAAGAAGACTTTAACTTCCGTGCTGATCGAGACATTAACTTTGAAGCTGGACGAAATATGAACATCAGTGCCGGCGGTGGTATTGAGATAAACTGTATTGATCGCTTTTATCTTATCTGTGACTCAGAGGGTAAAATACAAATAGGTGGATCAACCCAATGGACTACTGGCGCAGATTTTAAATTTAAAGCAGGTGCTAATGCTAATATGATTGCTGGTACTGATATTAAGTATCAAGCGGGATCAAATATTAGTCTTACAGCCGGAACCGATTTTAAATCATCAGCTGGCGGTAACATAAGTCAAACAGCTGGAGCCGATTGGAAAGTTACTGGAGCTACTACAAACATCAAGTCAGGCCATCACATCGAAACTGCGGGTACTATTGACATGAATGGTCCTGCTGCCGCAGTTGCTGATCCTGCTGATGCTGCCGATGCCGCAGTTATTCCAGACAAATTAGAAAAATATTCATTGCCTAACAGAGATAAAGCAAACGGTTGGGAAGATGGTAAGTTTTATAAAGCAAGCAACATTGATTCTATCATGATGCGTGTTCCTACACACGAACCGTGGGACCATCATGAAAACATTAATGGTGAAAAATTCTTACCTGCTAACACTGATGTAAGAACAACTGCTCCGGTTGACGGTCCAAGTAAACCGACAGCAGAAGGTGGTGCTCCACCTGTAAACAATGCCCCTATTGCTAAACCTTTAAGTAAAAATGCCGCGGCAAACGAACAATATCTACAGAGTGTTTTAATTAACGGCGGAGTAACTGACCCTATTAAACTTGCAGCATGGATGGCACAATGTAAAATTGAAAGTGCTGGATTTAGAGCTCTCCGTGAATATGCTAGTGGATCCGAATATGAAGGTCGTAAAGATCTTGGAAATACACAACCCGGTGACGGTGTTAGGTATAAAGGTCGTGGATTTATTCAATGTACAGGTAGAGACAATTATGCTAAGATGAGCAAATACTTTGGTGTAGATGTTGTTGCTAAACCAGAACTTGTAGAAGAATTGGAACTTGCAGCAAAGAGTGTATTATGGTTCTTTAATGTATATAAAGCAAGCCGTACTGCTAGTGTCAACTGGGATGATTGTACAGCAGTAACAAAAATTGTTAATGGCGGTGTTAACGCATTGGCACAGCGTAAAGCCGCGTATGATGCTTACAAAGCAGACTTTCAAGCAAATGGTATAACTCCTAAAGGTACAGTAGGTACAGGTAGCGGTGGAGTATTGACTAGCGGCTCTGGAGCACCGGTTAAAACTGGTCAATAAATACATTATGGCATACAAAAATATTCAAATAACTCCAGCAAGCGGTAAGTCTCAAAATACCGTAAAGTCGGCACAATTTTATAAGGGCTTTAGTACCTTAGACGATTCTTCTGCCAGTGTTAAGTTATTTGACTATGAATTAATCAAGCAGGATATTTTAAATCAATTTAACACTCGCTTAGGCGAAAGAGTAATGAATCCTACATTTGGAACTTCAATATGGGATTTAATTTTTGAACCATTGACTCCTGCTGTTAAAGATAAAATTGCCAACGATATTAACCGCGTATTAGCAAGTGAACCAAGGGTAACTCCTACTAATGTATCTATTACTCAGAGCGATTACGGGTTCCGTATAGAGCTTACATTGGTATATGTAGGCACCGATCAGTCCGACACAATGCAAATAGCATTTGATAGAAATGTTGGACTTTCGTTATAATATACCTAGTTTATTTTTGCCATAAATACGCTATCAAAAGGTCCAGATAGCAAATGATACCATCAACAAACACAAAATTATTAGTTGCGGAAGATTGGAAAAAGGTATACCAATCATTCAAGAACGCAGACTTTAAATCGTATGATTTCGACACCCTGCGTCGAACAATGATTAACTATCTACGAGCTAACTACCCAGAGGACTTTAATGACTATATTGATTCTAGCGAATATATCGCTCTCGTTGATCTTATTGCTTATCTTGGCCAAAATTTAAGTTTCCGTGTTGACTTAAATGCTCGTGAAAACTTTTTAGAAACAGCCGAACGCCGCGATAGCATCCTGCGTCTTGCTAATCTAATCAACTATAATCCTAAGCGCAATGTTGCCGCAAGCGGATTTTTAAAAATTTCAGCAGTTAGTACAACTGATAATGTGTTAGACACAAACGGTACTAACCTATCGGATACTACAATTACCTGGAACGATTCAACAAATTCTGAATGGTATCAACAGTTCTTGAGTGTGTTAAATTCAACAATGCCGGGTAGTTTTACATTTGGCCGACCAAATGATCGTGCTATCATTTCTGGTATTAACACAGAACAATATAGCATTAACACACAGTTATCTGATGTTCCAGTGTTCGGTTTTAACAAGGCAATTGACGGTGTTAATATGAATTTTGAAATTGTTGGAAGTACTTTTTCCGGCAAGACCTATGTTTACGAAGATACACCACTGCCTGGTAGAAATTTTAATGTTTTGTTTAGAAATGACAGTAAAGGAAGCGGTAGTGTTGATACTGGATTCTTTGTTAGCTTCCGTCAAGGAAATTTAAGTGCTAGCGGATTTGCTGTCGATGTTCCTACTGAAAATGAAATTGTAGGAGTTAATGTTACAAACATTAACGATGATGATGTCTGGTTATGGCAATTAGATTCCAACGGCAATTATGCTAACGAATGGAAAAAAGTTCCAAGTGTTACTGGTAATAACATTATCTATAATAGTTTATCTAATTCAGATAGAAATATCTACGCTGTAATTTCTAGAGACAGTGATCAAATTGACCTAGCATTTGCCGACGGCAATTTTGGTAACCTACCTAAAGGTAACTTCCGTCTATTCTATCGTCAAAGTAATGGTCTTAGCTATGTTATTAAGCCAGATCAAATGCGTGGTATTCAGATTACTGTTCCATACTTAAATAAATTAGGACAGAGTCAACAATTAACATTAACACTAAGTTTACAATATACTGTAAGCAACAGTAGTGCGGCAGAAACAAATGACAGTATTAAATTAAAAGCACCTCAATCTTATTATACGCAAAATCGTATGATCACTGCTGAGGACTATAATATTGCTCCTCTTACTGCTGGTACAGATATTTTAAAAGTTAAGAGTGTTAATAGAACTTCAAGCGGAATTTCTAAGTATTACGAGTTAACTGATGTAAGCGGAAAGTATTCTAGTACAAATATATTTGGAACAGATGGTATTCTATATAAAAATCTTGCCGAAGACACATTAGAATTTTCGTTTACTAGTCGTAACGAAATTTATGCTTTCTTAAAAGGCGATCTTGCTACAGTAGTTGCGTCGACAGGGCTTCGTGATTTTTATTATG